CGTATTCTGAAAGAATATTGTCAACGGTATGACGGCTGACATGAAGTTCACGAGAGATACGCCGTTTGCTATAACCGCATACTCTATACATGTGTATTATTGATTGTCTTTCTACCATAGTCTTCATTTTACCTTTGTATTTGGATGATACAAAGGTCATTATACTTATCCTATGGCGGCGCACTTTTCAATTGGAATATTGGCGCACTTTTCAATTAGTATCTACACCTAATGCTGCCTTTGCACGGTTTAATTCATCTGATAAAGATTGTCTTTTAGGGTCGTACTTTCCTAATTTCTTATATTGTTCTGTAAGCATTGAAACATCATTCTGTGTCTCACGTATGATGTCTTTTTGTTTAATGATCTCTTCGGATAAGGAATTGACAGCTTTTTCGCCATCGTATATACCTTTTTTGAATCCCGTTTCCATCTCTGCTCCAGCTTTAGCGGCATTAGTTACCAACTCATCCAACCTTTGATTAGATGCAGCAAGTTGGACATTTAAAGCCTTGAAAGCAGCAGGAGACTGCGTGCCATCCATGCTCATTAACTCTTGTTTTAACTTCACAATTTCATTACGGAGCCTTACAACTTCTTCCCAGTCACTACCTACCTTAAAATATAATTTCGCCATATCTATTTCTTTTTCCTACGATTAGCCAATTCCTTACCACTGATTCTATTCACTTTTTGACCACCATATACTGCGTGTAATTTATCCCGTTGCATCATCAGCAGATTCCGATAAGGGATAACCTCAAACACTTCTGTATAACTCAGATGAAGCGTGTCAATCAAATGGGCTATCTGCCCGAAGAACGTTGTGTTTCCTACTGTTTCGGTCTTGCTGCCAGCATCGACACGTTCCTCATCGAGCTGACACACTGAAAAGCCGATATATCCATCATAGAGAAACAGACTTCCAAGGCATTCCTAACTTCTTCAAAAGTCCCGTTCTCTAAATTTTCAGCCAGCTCCTCACTGCCACAGATGAAACAAGAAATACCTTTCAGCATATCTTCAGTAGCTTTAGGAAGCTCTTTAATAGCCTCCATGATATTATCTCCTCGCAGGGCGATATTGGAAAAATGATGAATGGCACGACAGATAACTTTAATTGTAGGCGGTTTGATGGTATAAACGATTCCACCTATCCCTACATTTTTAAAATCCAGCCCTAATAGGGCATCAGAAACCGTTTTTGCTGCTTGATTATTCATAACATTAAATTAAAAAGGCGGTGAGCAACCACCCACCGCCATCTGAAAACAATCCTTTTACTGAAAAATTATCAACCTTCCGGCACTACAACTTCCGATTCGTCAAACCACTTTTCGGAAGCCAATCCATCTACACCTGTGGAAAGGGGAACGGCCGAAACAGCCAATCCGACAGCCTTATCGGTATTAGAGCCACGGGCATTGATAGCCGCTTTCGGAAACACAACATAAACTCCGTCTTTGGTTTTACCAATCACACATTTATGAATAGGCTTATACTTGCCTCTTTCCCAATTCTTTTCTGTGGCTTTACCACCTTGTAAATCAGCCTTTGTAGCATAATCATACTCACCAATGGTGAAGTTGATTTTCACCTCACCCGGTTCAGACGTTTCCCGGTAGTACTCACCAGTCAAAGCGTTTTTGTAACGAGTTACACTTGCCTCTGCTTCTTCGTATTGATACGTGTCACCATGCACATTCTTGACCCGCTTCGTTGCTGCGTTTTTCAAGATGGTGGCTACTTCTGCGCCTGTTAATCCGGCAGCTGGAGTAGTAACCGTTTTAATCGGTTCTGCATAATACAGTTCGTCAATTTCTACTGCTGTAATCATATCATTTTACATTTAATACATTAAACAAAATTCTCACATTCACATAATGACACTTCAAAGCTGTGTCCGCTTCTGTACCGATAGAATCAATAGAGTAACGATATGTCATACCATCATAGGTGCTTACTACATCATCAAACAGCTTGCCAGCCTTTCTTTCAAGTTCGTTAAGCCGGATTGTGTTCGCTTCATTCTCGCTTAAATTGGGTACACATAGATTCACTTCTGCGAAAGATTTCTTCCAATAAGTTCCCGTCTGTTGTTTCTTCGTGTGGATGACAATCCTTTCGGACTTCAATTCACCCGTCAGCGTTTCTCCTGCTGGTACTATGTCTATTCCGAAAATCTTGCAGTCCCGGTAGAGGATGTTTCCTATGTCGGTGGTTACTATCATCGTTCAAATCTATCTTTCAATCTTTTTTCTGTCCTTATCGCTGCACTTCCTGCAACTTCAAATCCTTTGGATTCCACGAATGAAGCATAATCAGCTTCGTTTTTCAGAATTAAGCCATCTTCATTAACCTCATAATCATTCGATTCTCTCAAATGTTTTGTGTGGTCTTGATAGTTTCCGGTAGCTTTTGCATCTTCAACAAATGCCTCTCCCTCTTCTTTCATGCCAGCAACGACTTCGCTTGTTCCGTCCTCAAAGAACTGGTCAACATCCGAAAAGTCTGCATCTATTCCAACCATATTACTCTGTAGGAAAAATAGTTTGTTTCCAAAGGGCTTTTAGCAACTCCTTCACCTCTTATGCTTCCATCGACATTCAAACAACGAACCTCTGCACCTGCTTCAACCTTTGACGGCTTGTCAAAGACTACCTTGTACTTGAAATCATACAAAGCACCATTGATAGATACTTTCTTTTCCGCACTCACATCATCACAACGGCATCTGCATATATCCTGCCAGCTCTCACCACCTGTGCCGGGAATAGGTCTGCCGAACTCATCCTTATCCATCGGGGTGATAACCTTAACCTGCAATATGTGGGGAGCGAATATCATAAGAAAGTCACTTTAGGTTTGTTACTCAGTTCGTCTTTCAAGCCGTACTGCTTACACAGAAATGAATAGTAATCCTTAATGCCTTGAATGTTCCAAGACATAGAAAAACCGCCTTCACTGATTGAAGTGGCACGGAGTAATAGAGAGGGGATGAACTTCGCAATCGCCACAGAGACACGACCGTGGCAATCCTCGTTCATCTCATCCTCTCCGCTTATATTCGCGTTCAGACACATATCGAAAAAGTCAGCCTCTGACAACTGGATGTCGAAGGTCTGAAACCTTTGCTGTATGTAGTCATTTACTGTCATGCCTCAATCCCTAATGCTTCTTTCAGTTTGGCTGTTGATTCTTCATCCAGTTCTGCAACCTTAGCCAAAAGAGTTTCCTCTTTCATATTGCCGGAAGCCTGCGCACCGATAGACTTCAAAGCATCAATCAAAGCCTTCTTCTCAAACTCCTTTTCAAAGAGGGAAATTTTCACCTCTTTCTTTTCTTCAGGAGCTTTCACTTCGGGATTTTTTGCCTCAATCCGTTCAGCAAGTCTGCGGCTTTCCATATCCAGCACACGGGCTTCCTCACCGACTTCAATCACTTCACCGGGAGTATAATACTTTCCGGTGAACTTGTCGCGGAAAACTGATATAACCTTTACTTTCATATCCTACCTCCTTATGCTGATTGGATGGATGCAATTTCGCTCAAATCGAAATTGGTTATCAAATCTGGATTGGAAATCTGCGGAATCCACTCTGCCGTATATTCCATGTAGCGACCGTTTTTGTCACGGTAGTTAGAGATAAGCATCTGCCCCTCTGACGGGATATAAGTACGTCCTTGTACTGGGTCTGTCGCTTCATACGGGGTATGATGGCGCATATAACCAATGTTGTCAGAAGGTAACAGAGTAATACGGTTATCCGCGTAAATCTGCACATTCTTTCCCGTCTGGTCTTTCACGTAGTCCTCCTTGATTTCGATGCGAGGTAGACCAATGCCGGTGAACACTTCGGAAGCCAAAGAAGAGGAAACCAATCCCGTACTCAACTTCATCTCATTAGAACCAAGAATCATCTTGTACTGCTCACCAAATTCAGATGAACCAAGAATAAGCTTGTTGAAAGATGCACGAGTCATAACCATCTTGGCATAAACGCCATAGTCCGGTGCCAAGGAATGAAGTTTCTCTCTCAAATAAGAGATAAACATATTCTTTCCGTCCACAACCACATCTCCACTTTTAGGCTTGATAAAATTGAACGGAAGGGTAATCTCCAGCAGTTTATTATTGGTCTGACCGGAAGTGATTGCAGCGTCTTTGTTGTAAACGGTGGCTTCACCAAGCATCAACAGCGCACCGACAATAATATCCATACGCTTGTGGGCAGCAAGGGTAATCTGACGGTAGTCGTCTGCCAGGAAGTTTACAATCTCTTCCATTGCAGCCTTTTGGTCGGCTGGCTTAGCTGCATTGAACTTGTCAATCAAATCCTGTAATTCGGAAAGACGGTCAATAGACATCTGATAAGCATCACCCAAATAGGCAATCTCACCATATCCGGAACCGATGTTCCGACGTTCACGGATGGGTTTCTCTCCAAAACGTGAATTGATAGAGCCGGCCATAACTCCGGTTACAGAACCGATATAATCCTTGAACACACGAGTAGTTACTCTGCGGAAAGTAAGATACTGCTGCCAATAGATTGTGTCCTTGCGTGTCTGGTTCACACGTCTGATGATAGCGGAAACAATGTTCGCATCATCGAATAATGTTTGAATCGTTAAAAACATATCCTACCTCCTTACTCGTTAAATTCAAACCATCCCTTCATGTTGGCTTTATCGTTCTCGGAGAACGGCATAACCAATTTTGAGGGTTCAATTTCTGCGGCTGTACGAAGCAATGAAACCAATGTGATTCCGTCCTCAACCTTTGTACGGTTAAACAGAGCCGAATTAGCCACATGCTTTTGCTTTAAACCATCAACTGCAACCGCATTGAATAATACAGCATCTTTGGCGATATTCTCACCAAAAGCAGTCTTGATAGTCAATACATCATAACCGGCATTAGACTTATCAATTGCCGTTACTTCTGCACCTTTCTTGCCGTTTCCGACAAACATACCCACATAAGCCAAAGAGTTCTTAGCTACTTTAATAGACAAAGCCTCTCCACCAGTGGTATAGGCTTCCGCAACTCTCACATTGATTACCGCATAAGCGAACTTGTTTTTCAAGTCCGCACAAATCGGTGTAAATCCGGGAAGAAAACTTCCCACTACCAGGTTCTGCGTATCAAGTTTGAACGGACCACGTCTACGAATGCCGGTCTGGACATCGTAGCGTTCCTCTTGCTCAACGGGCGGAACCAAGTCATACTTAAATCCTGCTGACATAATTAATTCTTGTTTTGTTCAACAATAGTTTTCGTTCCCTCATCAATCATCTTGGCGATAGATTCAGATTCTTTCTCAATCTTCGCTTCCGCTGATTCGGGAGGGGTTACGCCTTTGAAGCCGTCATTTGCGAACTCCTGCTTCAAGTCCTTGAAGTATGCGTCCAAGTCCTCATCGTCCTTAATGGCGCATCGTTTGGCGTAGTTTTCGGGAATACCATACTCCTTTGCCTTTGCCAAAATCTGCTGGCTACGTGTTGCTTGAGCCTTTTCCGCTTCAAACTGTGTTAGCTTGTCGGAAAGGCTCTTGTTGGAATCAATTAAAGCTTGCGCCCATGCAGGCACATCGTCTTTATTCTCTTCCGTTTTGGTAGTAGTGGTAGTCTCGATTGGCTTACCGTCTTTAAGGTTATGCCTCTTTTCGTAGTTGGAAACTGCGGTCTTGGAAGCATCCCCGGCACGGAAATCACCATAGGAATTAAGCACGTCCGAAAAGCTGATACCCTCAATAATGGAGTTTACCTTTGTCTCGTCCGTTACACCCTCTGCCTTCTTAGTGGCAATTCGGGTTAAGATAGCAGTGTCCACCCCAGCGAATTTCTGTTGCAGCCCTGCCAAGATTTGTTCTAAGATTGTCATACCGTATGAATTTGATTTATAAATTTCTACGGTAAATTTCGTTATTTATAAAGAAGGTGAAAAATTATCAGATAGGTGATACACGACAATAAAACGATTGTCGTAAAATGGTATAAAAAAGGCGTGAAACCGAATGGAATCACGCCTAAATAAAGTATTGTAACTTATGCCGGTACAGCCATTAATTCACGCCCTACTGAACGTATTGTTTCTATAATATCTTCAAAACGTTTCTTAGACGGCTTCTTTGTTCCACTTACATATTGAGCAAACAAACTCTGAGAAATACCTAAACGTCGTGCTATGGCAGCAGCATTCAATTCAGGATGAGCTATAAATAAATCATAAAGAGGATTAGATTTCCTTTCCCGAAAGAATCCCTCAAAACTCAAATCTTCATCAAGCTCTCTCCAATGTATTCCGTCATGGCTCGTTGTGAAATTTGCGCGCTGCGCAGGAGTAGCCCATTTCAGCCTTTGGAAATCTGAAAACTTCTCACATGCCTCCTTCCCGTCAGTGGTACGTATCCATACCTCCGTATCAGTCAACCATACCTTTTCAACTATGATATTTTCCATAACCACTTATTTTGATTTATTAAAAAATTTATTCCAATGCTCTGCTATTACTTCTTGATTTTCTTCTATAACTGATTCTACAAGTTTCAGTTCAGATGACTTCAAGCCATTATTTTTGATTAATGTAACTGGAAATAAAGTGAATTTAGCACTTACATCCCCTTTGATTACATGAACATGTATAGGCTCATGGTCATTAGCGTAAAACATAAAACGAAAACCAAATAAAATAAATATCGTTGGCATACCTTTCTCTATTGATTACCCTACAAATATAGTAATTATTTAATTACCTACAACTATTCAAGCAAAAAATTAGCGGCAATTCTTTGATGTTGCCGCAAAATATTCTATTTTTCTTGTACTAAAATTATAATCCCCATAATTTTTCTGACTAAGAGGCGTTTTTCTGTCCCTTATTTCCGATTTGCTCATTCTTTGCCGCTTGCTCCTCCTTGATTTCTGCAAGCTCCTCTTCTATGCGACTTATGGTATAGGCTTTTGTCCTGCGCTTGTCAGTTTTTGATTTAATGCAGCTTTCATCTTAGCAGCTTTAGCAGCTTGAACAAAATACAAATCAAAAAGAAGCTCCAAAACGTCCAATAAGAACTCTGCTTCATTAGGTTCTACATCTAATATTTCACCAGAAGCTTGGTCTTCCATTCCATGAGCAGCAATATTCCCAAAACCACGTATTATTTCCAAGTTGTCGCTTATGTATGATGGGAGTTTATTAGTTGCTATTAGCTTATCAATCTCCGTTTTGAGATTTCGTTCTTTAATACCTTCTTTCAGACGGATTATATTCTGTAAGCATCTACGACTTAAGGCTGCACTTGCTTTGGGGCTAAATGGAAGTACCAAACAGGCTTCATTATAATCTTCAGCAAACTTAGATTCAACTTCAGGAGCAGCAGGCATTCTACCGCTTCCTACAGGGAATAGTTGTTTAAAATTGCAGGAATGTTGTTCTTTTATAGATATTGTACCGTCATGGTATTGATTAGCATTGTTTGCCTGTCCCAAAAGTACAATAGGCTTATCACATTCACTATTTGGACATCTCATATAGAATAGACTATAAAAAATATTTCCATATTTTCCTATGTATTTTTCTGAGAAATCTACATTTACTTCTACCTGACAATGTGGACATTTCATATCTTTAATATTTAATTTGTTACAATTTTCCAACTAAATTCTTCACATCCTCCGCAGACTTCACCTCATGTACGGTATCACCTACTTTTACAAAGCCTACTATATCTCCGGTGTTTGACTTCTCAAATAGTTCAGTTACTGGGACACCCAAAGCATCGGCGATTTTTTCCAATGTACCAATAGTGGGGTTGCCATTAATTGCTTTTGATAGCCCAACTCGTGACAAGCCTATTTTTTCAGCTAGTTCAGTTTGATTGATTCCTGCCTCTTTACATAGTTCTAAAATTCTAAATCTCATATATGTATATATTTAGTTTACTCTCATTATTTATGGCAAAGTTACTCAAAGTTTTCATATTAGCTAAATAAGATGGAAAATCCAGTGTAAGCTGCCCCCTAAAACCAAGCGATTCTGCCCCCTTAAAACATTCAACAATGCCCCCTTAAAAAGTCTTGACCGATGGGGTTATTATTATTTTAGATTTTTCTCGGTTTGACTTAACCGATTGAGAAATAAACTTTTAGCGAATTATTTGAGAAATAGAAG